GACCTGGCTCGAGGGCAACCTTCCGACCGGCCACCGGACGACCATCCGCACTGGCATCCCCGAACCGACGTGGCGCAAGCTCTATGGCGGCGTTCAGCCGAACAAGGGCACCACGACCCAGGTCACCGACTCGTGCGGTATGCTCGAGGCCTACGCCGAGGTGGACAAGGCCCTGGCCGACCTCAACGGCAACGCCGCGTCTTTCCGGCTGAGCGAAGACCGTGCCTTCATCGAAGGCATCAACCAGGAATTCGCGCAGACCCTCTTCTACGGCAACGAAGCCACGGAAGCCGAAGCCTTCACCGGTCTGGCCCCGCGCTTCTCCACGAACGACACGTCGGTGGCGCTGAACGCCGAAAACGTGATCGCTCCGGTGGCCACGCCCGACAGCACTGACAACACCAGCATCTGGCTGATCGTGTGGGGCCCGAACACCGTGCACGGCATCTACCCGAAGGGCAGCCAAGCCGGCCTGAAGATGGAAGACAAGGGCCGCGTGACCATCGAGAACGTGGACGGCGCGGGTGGTCGGATGGAAGCCTACCGTTCGCACTACCGCTGGGACTGCGGCCTGACGGTGCGCGACTGGCGCTACGTTGTGCGCATCCAGGTGGACCAGGAAGACCTGGTGAAGGACGCGGCCACCGGCCCGGACCTGACCGACCTGATGGTGCAAGCCCTGGAGATCGTGCCCAGCCTGAGCATGGGCCGCCCGGCGTTCTACATGAACCGGACGATCCGTTCCTGGCTGCGCCGGCAGATGACCAACAAGACGAAGAACAGCACCCTGGCCTTCGACAACATGGCCGGCAAGCGCGTGTTGACCTTCGACGGCGTGCCATGCCGCCGGTGCGACCAGATCACCAACACCGAATCCGGCGTCTAAGCGGTCGGCCAACCTCGAAAGGAAAGCGCATCATGATCATGGACGAACGCGCGGAGTTCCTGGACTCCACCGCGCTGAACACCGGCGCCGCAGGCACCTACCTGATCGGCGATGTCTACGACACCGGCATCGCCGGCACGGCACTGCAGCCCAACGACCTGGGGGCCAACGGGTCCCTGTGGTTCGTGGCGATGGTGGACGTGGCTGCCACCTCCGGGGGTTCGGCCACGCTGCAGATCAAGCTGGCTTCGGACGCCCAGGCGGCCATCGCCACCGACGGCAGCGCCACCGAGCACATCGTGACCTCCGCCATCGCCGTGGCCAGCTTGACGGCTGGCCGACGCATCGTCGCCGCGAAGCTGCCGTCTGGCACGTACGAGCGTTACCTGGGCGTGCTGCAGGTCACCGGCACCGCGGCCTTCACCGCGGGCCAGATCAGCGCGTTCCTGACGCACGACGCTTCGCGCTGGCTGGCCTACGCTGACGCCGTGAACTGATCGGGTGACGCATGGCAGCTCAAACGATCAAGTGCGTGGCGGTGCAGATGGGCTTCTACCGCAACTCGCGTGTGAGGCCCGGCCAGGAGTTCGACTACTTCGGCGAGAAGGTGCCGAAGTGGGCCCGGCGCACCGAAGAGCCGGCACCAAAGCCGAAGCCCGTGCTGAGCGCTGACCTGAAGCCGGAGGCCGCGCAGAAGGCGTCCAAGGCCAAGGCGGCAGGCGCGGCGGACCTGGCCTGACGCCGCAACACTCAACCACCCGGGGGCCTCGTGCCCCCGGTTGTCCATCAGGAGCCCACTTTGGCCAGCGCCACCGACATCTGCAACATGGCCTTGTCGCACGTCGGCGCGGACACGGCCGTCACGTCCATCAGCCCCCCGGATGGCAGCGTCGAGGCAGGCCACTGCGCACGCTTCTACGCCATCGCGCGGGCCGAGATGCTGGAGGACCACACCTGGACGTGGAGCAAGGCGCGCGCCACGCTGGCCGAGACCACCAACGCCAGCACCATCTGGGCCTACGCTTACGCGCTGCCTTCCGACTGCCTGAGCCCCGTGCGCGTGCTGCAGCAGTCGATCCTGTTCGACTTCCTGACACAGCCCTTCCCCACCCTGGTGACCGCCGACGAGCTGGAGCAATGGACCGAGCGCGGCAGTGCGGACTTCGAGGTGGAAGGCCAGGTGCTCTACACCCATGAGCCCGATGCGGTGCTGCTCTACACCCGTGACATCACCGACACCACGAAGTTCAGCATGAAGTCGGTGGTGGCGCTGTCCTACCTGCTGGCCAGCTACCTGGCCGGGCCGATCATCAAGGGGGAGCCAGGCGCCACCGCGGCGGCCAAGTTCCGCCAGGCGTACGACCTGAAGAAGGGCCAGGCCGCGGCCGGCGACGCCAACGGCAGCAGCGAGCGCGCGGAGCACGTCCCCGACTTCATCCGGGCACGCTGATGGTAAAGAGTCTTTACCGATCCTTCGCCGGCGGTGAGATCACGCCCGAGATGTTCGGGCGCATCGACCTCACGAAGTTCCAGACCGGCCTGCGCCAGGCGCTCAACTTCATCACCTTGCCGCACGGGCCAGCCGCGCGCCGCCCTGGGTTCAAGTTCGTGCAGCAGGCGCGCAGCTCGGCCACACCCGGCAACGAGACGGTGCGCCTCATCCCCTTCGTCTACAGCGCCACCCAGGCCGTCATCGTCGAGCTGGGTATCAACTACGCGCGCTTCCACACCAGCGCCGGCACGCTCACCGAGGCGCCGAAGACCATCACGGCGCTGACCCTCGCCAACCCGGCCGTGGCCACCATCGCCGGCCACGGCTACGCCAATGCCGACTGGGTCTACATCACCAGCAGCGACACCACCTACCCGCTGCATGGGCGCTTCGTGCGCGTGGGCGGCGTGACGGCGAACACGTTCAACCTGCTGGACATCCAGGACCTGACGGGCCTCACCGGGATCAGCAGCGTGGGATTTCCTGCGCTGCCGGCGCTGCTGCAGGCGGCCCGGGTCTACACCATCTCCAGCCCCTACGCCGCCTCGGACCTGGACAGCCTGACCTACGCGCAGAACAGCGACGTGCTGACGCTGGCCACCACGCGCCAGCCCACCTACGAGCTGCGCCGCCTGGGCGCCACCAACTGGACGTTCACGGCCGTCAGCTTCACGCCCACCCTGGCCGCGCCGACGGGGCCAACCTGCGTGGCCACGAAGCCGACCCCCACGAACGTGACGGCGCAGCACTACAAGATCACGGCCGTGGCCGCGGACCTGGTGACGGAGTCGCTGGCCAGCGCCGACTGCACGGACACCAACAACCTGACCCTGGCCGGCAACTTCAACACCATCTCGTGGTCGGCGGTGGTCGGCGCGGCGCGGTACTACGTCTACAAGCAGCGCGGCGGCACCTACGGCTACATCGGGCAGACCACGACCACCAGCCTCGTGGACGACAACATCCTGGCGGACACGCTCATCAGCCCGCCCGAGAACATCATCACGCTGAACACCATCTCGGGCGACTACCCGGCGGCCGTGACCTACCACGAGCAGCGCAGATGGTTCGCCGGCACCAGCCTGGAGCCGCAGACCATCTGGGCGACACGCAACGGCACCGAGAGCAACCTGACCTCGTCCATCCCATCGCGCGACGACGACGGCCTGGAGTTCCGTATCGCGGCCCGCCAGCAGAATGCCATCCTGCACCTGGTGCCGCTGTCGGACCTTGTGGCGCTGACGGTGGGCGGCGAGTTCCGCGTGTTCAGCGATGGCGGCCCGGCCATCTCGCCCACCACGCTGAGCGTGAAGCCGCAGGCGTTCAACGGCTCCGGCACAGCCCAGCCAGCCCTGGCCACTAACTCGGCGCTCTACGTGCAGGCCCAGGGCTCGCACATTCGCGAGCTGGCCTACGACCCCAGCGGCACAGGCTACTACCGCTCGACCGACGTGTCGCTCATGGCGCCGCACCTGTTCGACGACCAGACCGTCACGCAGCTCGCATTCACCCGGGCGCCCGAGGCGATCCTGTGGGCCACGCGCGGGGATGGCGTGCTGCTGGGCATGTCCTACGTGCCCGACCAGCAGGTCTACGGCTGGCACCAGCACACCAGCGCGGGCGGGCTCTTCGAATCGATTGCGGTGATTCCCGAGGACGGTGGCGACGTGCTCTACGCCCTGGTGCGCCGGGTCGTGAACGGGCACACGCTGCGCTACATCGAGCGCCTGACGCCGCGCGACTTCGGCGCGCAGGCCGATGCGTTCTTCGTGGACAGCGGGCTGAGCTACAGCGGCGCGGCCGTGACCACGATTCGAGGCCTGTGGCACCTGGAAGGTGAGGACGTGCAGGTGCTGGCCGACGGCGCCGTGGTGCCGGGCCGGACGGTCGTGAATGGGGCGCTGACACCGGCGCTCGACCAGGCGGCCAGCACCGTGCATGTTGGCCTGGGCTACTCGTCAGACCTGATGACGCTGCCGCTGGCGTTTGAGGGCGCCCCGGCCGCCGGCCAGGGCACCATGAAGAACGTGTCGAAGGTCTTCCTGCGGGTGGCCAACAGCTCGGTGGTGAAGGCGGGCCCCACCTTCGACAAGCTGCGCGAGTACCCCGCGCGCCTGGTGACGGACCCCTACGGCTCGCCGCCGTCCCTGCAGACGGGGGAACTGGCGCTGAGCATTGACCCGAGCTGGAACACCGACGGCTCGGTGTGCGTGCGGCAGGATCTGCCGCTGCCCCTCACGCTGGTTGCGATGGCCCTGGAGACGCAGGTGGGGGGCTGACGGAAGGCACCCACGGTTTGCGCACATACACCCGGCCAGCCAAGTGGGCATACCACAGGGACCCAGGCGCGCGGTAACGCTTCGCCCAGTAGACGCCGAGCAGGCTGAAAGTGTGGAACGAATCCGTGTCGCCGGGCCGCCATGCCGCACGCACGTACACCGCGGTGTACGCCAAGGACAGCACGAGCAGACCCCAGGCCTGCGCCTGCCATGCGAAGGCCAGCCAGGCCGGCTGCCCCAGTAATCCCACCACGGGCGCCCATAGCCTGGCGCGTTCGTTGCGACCCGTGGCCATCCACAAGGCGGTGAGACCGAAGATAGCAAGTGCAAACTGAAGCATTGGGTTTCCTGGTTGGGGGTTCTTGGCAAAAGGCCGCCCGGGCGGGCGGCCTCTGCATCGCAAAACACGTCTTGTGGGCTGCTGTTCAGCGCTTCATGATGGGCTCCTTGTGGTGTTGGGGTGAGACACCCGCCTTTTGCACGTTCGCCTTGCGACGAGGCCCAGGGCTCGCACCCTGGAAGTGTGGCGG